GCTGGAATATGTCCTATATAGCCAATATCTCCAGCAGTAGTTCGCCCTACCTCAATAAATCCATTACCCGTAGCCTCAACATCAGTATAAACCTTTGTCATAATTGAAACAAAGCTTTCATCATCATTAAGTGATTCTAGCCAATCACGCATAGAAATCTTGCCTCGTTCAATACGACCTCTTGCTCTTTCAACCTTGCCCTCATCTTCTGTCATTTCAAAATTAAGCATTGTGCGATCTGTAATTTCAAAACGATATCCTAAGCCCACTATATTTTGAACCTTTGCATCAATTGCTGCATGGTTAGCAAAAGATGTATCATAAAAGTTAGCAAGTTCGTACATATTGTATGGTGGTGTAATTACATCAAATAGCCCGTATCCATTTCTATATACCGTTCCAGGATTAATAGCCTTTGACTCTGCATTTTGTCCTGCAGGAATTGCTCCAGCTGAATCTAAATATTGTTTGCTATCTGTTGCAACATACTTATTTAGATTACGGGTGGTGCGTCTTTTAAAGTTTTGATCAATACCAGAATAATCTTTTAGTGTGTCCCATGACTTGTTAAATGGATCATAATCTTTAAACAAATTTTCATCTGCTTGCTGAGTATTTAATGAAGCCTGAATAAAATCGTATTTGTTATCCATTTTCGTATGCATCTCTTCCATGAGCTTTTAAAGTTTGTTGTGCAGCATGAATTGCGCCTAAGTCATTCATTGATGGAAGCAATCCATTTTTAAATCTATCCATTTGCTCCGTATGCTCTTCTTCAGAGATACGAGTTAATCCTGGCACAAATATTGCCTCGCCGTCGCCCTCATCACCATAATATTTTGCTGCTTGTTTAAGCTCTGCAATTTTAGTAAGATCTCCACGGACAGCAGGTATGTTTAAAACATTTCCTTCTCCATCAGTAAACCACTTACCATTAGATTTTTTGTAAACGTATAAGCCCCAGTTATATTTCTTTTCAATAACCTGGCGACGCACATTGCTTACAATTGGCTTACCAGTTTTTGGATTAATTAAAGGATTAATGTTCTTACTCATAACCATAAGTATACCAGATTATAGCAATTTTGTACTTGACAAAACCACTTTATCCAATTTTTATCTCACAGCTATCCGTAGTGCAATAAGCCTCTCCAACAGAATCAAGATTATCTACGCCATCGTAAATAGCAGACCAATTAATCTTCTTAATCTTGCCAATATACGAGTTATATTCATCCTTAGTAATCTGAGTATATGGTTGCTGTGGATAAACTGTATTGCCCATTGGTAAAAATGATACTGCCTTTAGCTGACCTTCATACATATGAAGGGCAGGAGCAATGTGCTTAGTTTCAGTATCCTTATCAAATGAAAGGGTAACAGAAACACCATTATCTGACCAATATTTTTGAGCAGTAGCAGCAAGTGCAATCTTCTCAAATAATGTTACATCTTTTTCAGATCGTGGATGTCCAGAATGTACTGGGAAATATACTACTTGTGTATTTGCTGATACTAGATCTTTTTCAATCTTATACCCTGCAGCTTTGAAAAGATGTAGCATTGGGTCAGTATCACCAAAACGGATAGCACGAAGGAAGTAATCTCCACCTGGAGCCCAGTGAACTCCTGGGGTAGCCCCAGAAAGAATTGACACAGAACCAGACGGCTTTACGGTTGTAACACGAATTGATTCACGAACACAAAGCCACTCAGAATATGAATGATCATATTTACGAATAGTCTTGTAGCCTTCGTCCATCCAATCACGAACTGCTGGCAAACCCTTCTTATCTGCAAATGAAGCAATCCCAGTAAGGGATGTTCCAATACGACGATTTCTTTGCATAATGCCGTTTGTTGTTGGCCAATGTGTTGGAATAAGTGTTACACTTTTTCCATAAAGATATGCAAACTTCAATGTACGCAAGAAATCTTCTTTTGTATCATGCCTATTTAGATGAACCTCAACTAATGTACAAAGCTCGTAGGACTCTAGTGGTTGTTCAGCACATGGATTGAATCCCATAACACGATAATCTTTTCCATCTGCTGGATCTGCAAGACGACCAAAATTACGAGCAACATCCAACCAAATAAATCCTGGCTCTCCATTGTTTGCAATAAGATCTACATAGTCTTCATACTTTGTTCCTACATTTGCAGAGATAGAGTTATTACTCATCCATGCCCAACCTGGATTTTTTGGATCAAATGAATTTCGTTCTGGAAATACTTCACCATTTTTAAGATTAATAAAATCTTCATCTCCAGCAGCACCAAGAGCAAGGGTTGCGGAACGACGAACATTACCAGAAACAACACAAGTTCCAATAAGGTTTACAATATCAACAATTGCACGAGAGTCTAGCTTTTCTCCTGCCCTACAGCCAATGACTGTGCGGATACGGTTGTGTAGATCAATAAGTGGTTGTGGACCGCTAGCAACGCCTCCAAAGCCTTTAATGGGTGCTCCTAGAGGTCGTATGAGATCATAGTTAAATTCTTGAATTGCTTGATTTGGTCTTAGGTAAGAATTAAGTAACATTCTTACAGAGTCTACCCATCCTTCACGAGTATCTGGAATCTCATATATAAATGCTGGCTCTGTTGGACTGTAAATAGGAAAATCCTTGTCTGCTCCAACGGTATCAAACCCTACCCCAATACCCAACATTAATGCATCCATTACCCAGGCAAACAATGCTCCTGGATCATTCTTGTCAAGATCTTTTGTGGATACCATTGCACAGTTTTGAAGAGCAGCGGAGTTGCGCTTTTCCATAGTCATTGGGGTACCAAATGCCCACATGCCACGCCCAGGAGGGGTCCACTTAAGATTAAACATACGATCAAATGCCTCTTGAGCAGATTTTTGTGCTTTATTATCATTCCAGGGTAGGCGGTTTTCTTTAGCGTGATTTTTTTGTACTGAATACATACCCTCAATAACACGACGACAGACTTCATGCCAGCGTTCTTTAGTTCCGTCTTCTTTTACTCTTGAATATGTCCTAATAAATGTTATTTCTCCAAGGGAGTTATTGCCAGCATCAGAAAATCCAAATGGTGGCTCTACATCCTTATATTTAGCAATAAAATCATCTACAAGACGGAACGAAAAAATATCTGACATTTATAAAACCTTTCGTAATAAAAAAATAAAATGAGTACTTTGCATTTTCTAAAGTACTCCCTTAAGTATAGCACAAGTTATGAAAAACAAAAACACGCCCTGTTAAGAGCGTGTTAATGTTTTATATGTATTTATATATTAAACTATGTCACCAATAATTGTGAACGTATTACTTCCCGTGCATATTACTACTGCAGATGAGTAACGTGTTCTAATTTTTGGAGCTGCTGTTGTTGCACCAGCTGATGTAATTGTTACACCTGATCCAATTGCGAATGTTACTTGACCAGTATTTGTTTGTTGAACAGCTATTTGATCTCCAACTGAGAATACAGATGGTGGAACTGTTACAGTTATTGCGCTTGTGTTGTCACAGGTCACCCATCGGTTAGATGCATCAGTTAGAGCAAGTGTGTATGTTGTTCCAGTTTGTGCATTCATTGCCATCTGTACTCTTGGAGTAGCAATTGTTGGGGATGTCCCAAAGACAAGTGCTCCAGATCCAGTTTCATCTGTTACTGCAGATGCTAAGTTAGCAGATGATGGGGTTCCAAGAAATGTTGCAACTCCAGATCCAAGTCCAGAAACATCGTTTGCAATTCTTACTGTGAGAGTGTTATCTGCACCATTGATTGTTTTATTAGTTAGTACTTGGGTTCCTGATAATGTAGCTACTGTATTAGCTATTGAAAATACTGTTCCATCAAGAGTCAAGCCAGTTCCAGCAGTATAAGTGCCTGCTCCAGAGAACTGAACAAACTCTATTGCATCAGTTCCGATTGTTGCTGGTGTATTAATTTGTACCCATCCAGTATTAGCATAGGTGTTACCTAAATCTACGAATACAAAGTCACCGCTATCAACTTCAGAAGCTGTATCAAAATCAGTTGCACGAGTCGGTTGTCCCGAAGCTTGAACTACATAAATACCATTTTCTGACTTTGTTGTTTGATCTTTAACAAGAATGCGATCACCTGTTACAAGAGTTATACCATCAAGTACATCACCATTTTCAAGAGCAGTAGCTAAAGCAACATTTGTTGTTGTAGCCACCCTAACTGATGGGTGAACGTGCAATCCTTCAACAGCAGAGTCAACATATGCTTTTGTCGCTGCATGAAGAGACTCTGTTGGTGCACCAGAAAGTGTTAATGCTCCAGTTAGTGTTCCACCAGATATTGGCAAAATATCATCATCTGATATAGCAGAGTTAAACTGTGCAAGAGTTCCAGATACTGTATTATTTGCTAAATTAATTGTTTTGTTTGTTAGCGTATCTGTGCTTGACGAAGAAATTTTTCCATCAATCTGAGACTGGATTCCAGAAGTTACACCATTTAGATATCCGATTTCTGTATCAGAAACATCAGCAACACGAGCTTGTATTGTTGAGGTATTTACAGAAATAGCACCAGTGCTATCATCATAAGAAAGACCATTTCCAAGAGCATTTCCAACTGCATCCTGTGCATTTTCATCTGTATATGTTACTGCTCCAGTTAGCGATATAGAGTTTGATCCATCATTATAGGAAACGCTAATATTTGTATGCGTTCCAGCAGACAAGGCCTGAGCTACAGCATCTACCGAAAGTTCTGCAATATCTGCTGATGCAGCCTTAGAATTGATCTGTTCTTGAATGTCTGAAGTTACATTTGATAAATAACCAAGCTCTGTGTCTGTGACTCCAGTAATTCTAAGTTGAACTGTTGTTGAATCAACATCAAATTGATCTGTTGCAGGATTAAATATAAGTCCAGTCCCCGCAGATGCCTCAATTGTATTTGCCAATAAATCTTTACTAGCATAAATATTGGCCACATCATTTACTAATGCGTAATCAGACAATGTATTAGAAAGAGCAGCAACCGATACAAGATCTCCATCGCTTATTGCTGTATTTAATTGAGATAGTGTTGCTGTTACTGTATTATTTGAAAAATCAATACTTTTGTTAGAGAGTGTTTGTGATCCACTGTTTGTAGTAACCGTTGAATCAATTGCAATCGTTATAGTATTTGCATTGTCGTTATAGGTTTTTGTAACGCCCGTTCCTGCAACAAGAGCGGCATCAACAATATCCTGTGTTAACTCACCTAATTCTGTATCAAGAACATAATTTGATACAGCATCCTCATCAATAAAATATGCTAAATCGGCCCAATGGTTTGTTCCATCACCGATCTTAAATTTATTTGTGTTAGTCTCATACCCAATTTCTCCAGCATTTAATATTGGGTTGGCTGTTGTCCACTGAGTCGCAGTACCCCTGCGCTGTTGCATTCTTGTTGCCATTTATACACTCCTCTGTATATGGTAGTATTATAACAGATAATTAATTAAAATTATCTACTGCTATCCCGCCATCCCATGTTTCTTCCCAGGAATTAGTATTATAAGATCCAGCACTAACCAAGTAGCCTGGCTCATTATAAGCTCCACCGCTTACAAATGTACTTACAATAAGACCTGATCCATCAATTGATGTATCATGAATATGATCTTGTAACACTTCTGCATCTTCTAGATTAGCAATTGCCAGCCAAGAAGAACTATAATATACGTGGACTCTTTCTGTTAATGTGTCAAACCAAAGATCACCATTTGATGGTGATTCTGGTGCAGTATTTCCTACTGGGATAGAAGGAGAACCAGCGATTGCGTCAACATAATCTTTTGTAGTAGCATGTCCACCAAGTGTCGGGGTAGCAACAGTTACCGCATTAGTAAATGTTCCACCACCACCAACAATTAGGCCATTCTTTACCTTAAAATCTTTGTTAACTGTAGCCACTGGTTCTCCTCTATTCTAAACTATACTAACAGTGTTCCAACTATGGTAACTGTTGAGTTATTATTAAGAGTTGTAACTCGGAGTCTTGCATCGCTACCGCTCACATCTGCTGTGATTGTAGAAGCAGAACCATTTGTTCCAACTATTGCATATTCAGTGATTGCAATATTATCAGACGTATCCATTGTCAAGATAACCTTGGAAACTTCTGTATGTGTGCTATAAGCAGTCTTTACCAAGAACTCTGCAGATCGGTAAGATGCTTTAGGCCAAGAGTATGCCGTAACCTGACTTGCAGTTGCAATATTTGCAGTAGCTGCAGCAACCTGTGTTGCAACACTGTTGATATCAATCTCTGTAAAGTTAGGCGTTACAGCTTCAAGAGCAGCAATGGCACGAGCATTTGTGAAGTAAAGGTTTGAAGTTCCCTCATCAAGATCGTCTGTATCTGAATCAGCTACACCATTTTCTGCAACAAAGTCATAATTTCCAGTCAATCCGTTGTAGGTGACTGTAATATTTGTTTGTGTGCCAGCTGTAAGTGGTGTAACCATTGCAGCCTCTGCACGGGCATTTGTGAAGTACAAGTTAGTACCTTCAGCAAGATCTCCAGTATCAAGATTTGCAACAGCTGCTTCTGCACGGGCATTGGTAAAGTAAAGGTTGTTTCCTTCAGCAACATCATCGGTATCAAGACCAGATATTGTATTTCCAACACCAGTAATTGCATTATCAACATAGAATTTGGTTGCAGCATCTTGATTGCTTGATGGCTCTTCAAGATTTACAATCTTATACGAATTAACAGCATCAAGATCAGCTCCAAGGGAAACTGCGTTGCCAAGTGTTTTATTGCTTAATGTTTGTGTATCAGATGTTCCAACAATATCTCCTGTAACACCATGGATTCCGCTGTGAAGAGCTTCATGAGAAGTAATTGCACCTGAAACATAATCTATGCTTGCAAGAACGTTAGCATTAGCATTGAATGTATTTCCATCAAGATATAATCCATACCCTGCTAAAAATGTACCTGCACCAGAGAACTGGGTGAAGTAGATTGGGTCTGTTCCGATTGTAGCAACAAGTTCAGATGTCTGAACCCAGCCAGTGTCAGCCTGACCACCACCAGTAACGAATACGAAGTCACCACCATCTACTTCTGCTGGAGCATCAAAGTCAGCTGCACGAACAGCAGCACCAGAAGCTTGTACAACATAGATACCGTTTTGTGAAGCAGTAGACTGATTCTTTACAAGAACACGGTTTCCTGTAGCAAGCGTTACGCCATCAAGAAGATCTCCGTTTTCAAGATCTGTTGCAAGATTAATATTTGCTGTAGTAGCAGCAACAACAGAAGCATGAATATGAAGACCTTCAGCAACACCGTCAACATAAGCCTTTGTAGCAGCATCTGTTGAGTTATTTGGTGTTCCAAGGTTTGTTATAGTATATGTACCAGCATCAAGGTTTGATCCAAGTGTCTTATTGGAAATTGTCTGGGTATCAGAAGTACCAACAACGTTACCTGTAACACCATGAACACCAGATGCTACGTTATGAGCACTTACTGCACTTGAAATATCTGCATCAGTAGCAATAACATCATCATCAATACGAATTGCATTATTAGCAATTTCAAGACCGTATCCAAGGTGTGCCGTGAACTCACCTGTTGAACCATTGTACTGAAGTCCTTCTCCAGCACTAACAGCTCCACGAGCCCTTGTATTTGTGAAATAAAGATTTGTTGTACCCTCAAGAAGGTCGTCTGTATCTGAATCTGCAACACCGTTTTCAGCAGTAATTGTTAGTCCAGATCCACTACCGCTAATTGTAATATTTGTAAGTGTTGCACTTGTTAGCAAGTCTGCTGCTGCATCTTTTGCACGAGCATTTGAGAAGTAAAGGTTTGATGTGCCCTCACCAAGATCATCTGTATCGTGGTTTGAAATATCAGAAACTGTACCAGTTACATCACCAGTAACATCACCGACGAGGTCTGCTGTAATAACGTTAGCAGCAAAATTTGCAAAACCATCACGAGCAACAACTGTATTAGCAACTGCCTGCGAGTTTGCGGATCCACCAATCAATCCAATAATGTATGTTTGATCGGCAGAGTCTTTTGTAAGAATGTCATAACCGTTGATGGTACCATTTGCACCTTCAACGATAAGACCATTTTTGATTTTAAAGTCTTTGTTGACTGTAGCCATTTATATCTCCTTGTAGTTTATGCCTTGAGACCAATTCGTGCAAAACGAACTGTTACAGGCGTAATCCCCACTACAGGTGTCACAGTTATATTAACTGTGCTACCAGCACGAGAGACAGCAACGGTGCCAATATTCCCATCATTGTCTATTGTTCCATACTCAGAAACGTTTACATCTGTACCGTCTACAAGTATAGTCAATTCTGTAGCATAAAATTTATTATCTCCAGCACTTGTCTTTGCTATTGAGATAATATATTTGACCATTCGCCATACCGTTGCATCAAAATTATCAATAACGGTAGCGCTTTCAATTCCAGTAATAGTGTTTTCATTATTACCATAGCTGCCAAGATCTGTAGCTTGAGCAGAAGTACTATCAATTAGATCAACATAATCTTGTTCCGTGGGCCTATCACCCGTCTGGAACTTTGTCTTTACTGTGGAAAGTGGTAGTCTGGCCATAGCCAAATTATAACATATTATTACAATAAATCTAATTTAAATATAGAGTTGTTTTGCCAGTATCTTAATGTTTGATTCCTACAGTTAGTATGTATAGTATTTACATGGGACTGATTCAATGATGACTCAAACTGAGTGGTATAAGTAAAAAGCGGTATTGAGTAACAAAGACTTCCCGTATATATAACCCCTTCTGGAACAGACAAAAACCTATTAGGACTAAAGGTATACTTTCCATCAACTACATATTTCTTTACTAGCTTTTCAGCAAATGGTCTTTTTATTAAATATACCGCTGCACACCAGTCTAAATGTTCTCTTAGATGCAACCTATTGTTTATAATAAAGTTATTGGTTATTGCAAGTTGTAAAATATCATATTTTTTAGTTACCGCACTAAAAAAATCATTCCATGTAAAAGTCCAAAAATCTACAGTCTCAAGACTAACATCGTCTTCCATGATGATGGCATAATCTGAATCAGATGTTTCTAACCAGTGTTTTATTGCTTTAAGATGAGACATACCACAAGATATTTCATTTTTTGAAACGGTAATCTGGTCAAGATTATTTATTAGTTCATTTAAATCTTCTTTTGATCCATCTATTCCATTTACGAAAGTATATTCTGATACCCCGTATTTTTTAAAATGATTTTCTATGTATGTTTTACGATCTGCTGATCGTTCCATATTAATAACATAAATTGGA